CAACCATAAAGGCCGCATGCTTATCTGCAACACCGAGATGATGCGCATGAAGGCTGAGGTCTGCCCTGACGGACCGATGAACCGCTGCCGGTATGGCGGCAAGGACGCCACGGCCTACGGGCACCCGCACGAGAAGAAGGTACCGGAGTGGCCCTTCCTGTTCGACCAGAAGTGGGACGCAATCATAGTGGACGAGAGCCACCAGGCCCTCGCCAGCACCGCCAACACGATGAGCAAGCGTATCACCCAGGTGCGCTTCGGAGCTATGCAGCTGCGCAAACTAGTACGCTCGGATGGCCTGGCGATATCTCTCTCGGGAACGCCTGCTCGCAGTGACCTGGCCAAGTTCTGGGGACAGCTGAACTGGGTTGCTCCCGACGTGTTCACCAGCTTCTGGAACTTCGCTGAGAACCACTTCGAAGTTGAGGAACAGGAGTACGGCAAGGTCATAGGTACCCTCCAAGCTGATGGCAGCCGTAAGGTTGAGCCGCTGGACCCGGAGAACTTCGCTCGGGCGCTGCGGCCATACTTCCTGGCGCGCGAGAAGGAAACCGTGGCACCTGACCTGCCGCCTATCTTCTACGCGGGTACCCCGATCGACGAGGACGAGCCTGACAGCCCGCGCTACGTGCAGCTGCCCATGGAGGGTAAGCAGGCTGAGGCGTACCGGCGCATGGTTGACCTTGCCACCGCCGATGTTCAGGGTGGCCGCATCATGGCTACCGGCCTACTCGCCGAGCTAACCCGTCGCCGGCAGTTCGCTCTCGCCTACGGACAGCTGAAGGACGCTGGGGAATTCTACCCGGCTGCTCCGAGCAACAAGCTGGACTGGGTGCTGGAGTTCCTGGCCCAGAAGCAGGGCAACGGCAAGGTGGTCGTTGCTAGCTGCTTCACCAGGTTCGTCAACTTCATGGCCGAAGAGATCACCAAGGAGTTCGGCCTGGGATCCGTGCGTACCCTGACTGGCGCTACCAGCGATAAGGACCGGCAGCACTTGGTGCAGGATTTCCAGAGCGATCAGCAGGAATTCTGGATCAGCGTCATCAACATGCAGGCTGGAGGCGTAGCCATCACGCTAGACGCGGCCGACGACATGGTACTGACAGACCTGCCGTGGACCAGCGACGAGGAGCAGCAGCTGGTTGACCGCATCCACCGGGTCAGCCGGGTCCACAACGTGACGGTTTACCGGCTCATCAGTCAAGGCACTACTGAAGAGTGGATGGCTGGCCTTACGGAAGCCCAGCGGAAGCTGCTGCGCGCAGCTAAGCTAGACCCCGATATGGCGGCGACCCTCAAATGACCTGCGACATATGCCCCGAGACGGCAACCGTGGTACGGCCAGCCACGCGCCATCGTGAGGAGGCGCGTTACTGCAGGTATGACGCGGGTAGGTATCTGGGTTGGCAAGACACATACCACAAGATAGAACCGGGCGAATCACAGGAAGGAACGGGCGTGAACATCCTGAGTGAAGACGAGGCGCGGCGTGAACTCAAGCAGCACTGGGGATTGGCCCCAGACATTGCCAGCAACGTGCTGCGCATAGCCAGGGAGTTCCGGGTCACCGCTGAACCAGTTGACGGCGGGTACGTCACGGTGACCCTGGTTAACAATAACAGCTTCACGATCGAGCGCGGCAAAAAAGAAGGGGCGGAATCCCGCCAGAGCGTAGCGCGGCGCACTGCGGCCCCGTATACTAGGGCTGCGACAAAACCCCGACCGGCCGTCAGCCGGTCGGCCAGAACAACTACACCCGCACAGGGAAGGACGAAAGCAATGGCAACGAAGGCAGCTGAGCCCGAGGTCGAAGAGACCGAGGATGCCGCACCGGACTACACCGGATACGCCACCAAGCAGCCCACCGCGACCATGACGGACTTCGCGGACTGGCTGCTCGAGGAAGGCGCGGTCGCCGAGGACGCGGTCAAGAACGAAGCGCTGGAGCACGCGTTCCGTGAGGGCGTCCGCCTGGGCGGCACCCTGCGCATGGAGTTCCAGCGGTCCGATTTCAACGTGACCCGGCGCGAGGAGCGGAAGGCAGCCCGCGAGGCGGCAGCTGCAGCCGAGCCCGAGGAGGAAGAGGCCCCGGCCAAGGCCCCGGCCCGGGGTGGGCGTGGCAAGGCGACTGCGGCCAAGCCGGCCACCACGGCGGCCAAGCCCGCTGCGGCCAAGGCTCCGGCCCGTGGCCGGCGCGGCAAGGCTGCGGCCACGGCAGCGGCTCCCTACTAGGCCGCTACTAGCCCTGAGCGGAAGGAGCCTCACCCCAGCTAGGGGTGGGGCTCCTTGCTTTAGATGGACGAGCGAAGTCGGCGCGAACGCGGTAGGATAGCTAGGTCCGGCTCGGGCTGGCACCTCGACCTCAAGGCTGGTGCCTCGACTCGAGCCGGGCTCACCGGGCGAACAGGGAAGGGTCATGCTGTGAGCAAAGCCAGCATCTTTGAGGAGTGGGCGGAGTCCCACGGAGCACGGGCCGAGGTCATACAGCCGGAAGAAGGCAACGGGTATACCGTCTTCGAGTTGGCCATCGCTAACCAGCCCTTGATCGAAGTGACGGTCACCGAATGAAGGGCGTCTCTGACAAGGAGGCCCAAGCGCTCCTTGATCGCGAGCTGAACATACCCGTCTTCGGAACTAGTGAGCGTTCCTGCTTCCGGCGCTGCCCTCAGAAGTGGTGGTGGACCTACCGTATGGGTCTGGTGCCCAAGGGGGATCACCCGGACGCGCTCTGGTTCGGGATCGGCATCCACGAGGCGCTGGCTCAGTGGTACGGCAAGGGGTTCAATCGTAGCAAGGTGCATCCGGCTGACTACTTCCTTGACTGGTGTGGTGATGAAGAACGGGTAATTCGCCGCAGCAAGGAATCTTGGGAGCTAGAGGACGGCCCCAAGTTCGAGGATGCAAAGTTGCTCGGGCAGGCTATGCTGGAGCAGTACATAGACGAGTACGGAAGGGACCAGGACTGGGAGGTACTGGCGGTAGAACACCCGTTCATCATCAAGGTGGTACGGGACGGTGTGCCGCTCGCCTACTTCGCTAGCACCTGGGATGGAGTGTACCGGGACGCTAACGATGGCCTGGTATACCTGATGGAACACAAGACGGCCGCTCAGATCATGCTAGCCTATCTGGAACTCGACGACCAGGGCGGAACGTACTGGGCGGTGGCCGACAGCATCTGCAGGGGGAATGGCTGGATCAGCCCGCGTGAGCACCTGGCAGGTATCACCTACAACTTCCTTCGCAAGCAGTTCCCTGACGATCGTCCACAGGACGACCAGGGCAACTATCTGAACAAGGACGGCACGATCAGCAAGCGGCAGCCTGCCCCGTACTTTGTACGGCACATTGTTGACCGCAGCCCCAAGGAGCACGCCTCCCAGATGAACCGTATGGCCGACGAGGTCGCCTGGATGAATGCTGTCCGTTCGGGTGAGTTGCCGGTTATCAAGAACACCACTAGGGACTGTACCTTCTGTCCCTTCTTTGACATGTGCAAGCTGCACGAGCGGGGCGGGGATGCCTGGATTGAATTCAAGGATGCAAGGTTTGACCAGCGTGACCCGTACGAACGCCACGAACTACTTCGCAAGAGTGCATCTTGACGCACCGCATGACCAACGAAGAATGGGCCGCTGAGCTACGTAGCCAGGGGGCCATTCTCTGCAGCCGAGGCACCCCTACCGAGCATGACCTGCTAGCTGTTGAAGAGTTCATGGACATACTGAGGAGCAAGAGTGGCGACAAGAGCACCCTCCCGTCGGGCAGCACGGACGACCGCGCCCAAGCGCCGCAGCGCCAAGCAGGACCGGGAGGACCCCGAGAGCCTAGAGGCAAACATCCCAGAGATCGAGATCGCTGATCTTGAAACGTTTAGCGAATCGACCAACATCCTCTTGTACGGGCCGGCAGGGCACGGTAAGACCGTGCTCGCAGGCGGGGCACGACGTGCCACCTACATGAGTACCGAGAAAGGCGTCGTAGCGGCTAGGCGGGTAGGCCACACGGCCAAGCTGATGCGTACGCCCACCTGGGAGCACTGTCTGGCCGCCATGAATATGGCGGACAAGCAATTGGGCCCCGAGGACTGGCTTATTTGCGACAGCGGCACCAAGATGCAGATCATGTATTACCGCTGGATCCTGAAGACCATCAAGGAGTCCAAGCCTAACCGGGACCTTGACATCGCTGCTATCCAGGATCACCAAAAGTGGCAGAAGGGCTTCCAGCGCTTTGTGGACCATATGATCGACGCGCCGTACAACCTGATCATGGTAGCCACCCCCATGACCCGGGAGGACGAGGACGGTGACGACGCCGTCATTCCCCACTTTGAGGGCAAGGGAAGGACCATCAGCGACTACATCAGCGCCCAGTTCGACGTCGTGCTGTACTATGCGGTCAGCAAGATCGCTAGCGACAAGGCCGGTGAGACGATACGCCGCGCACTAGCTCAGCCGCACCCCGACCTGCCATACATCGCCAAGGACCGCTTCCAGGCTCTCGGTGAGTACTGGGAGGTAGGCCCGGGTAACTACTGGGCTATGGCCGAGATGATAGAGGCCATCGACGAAAGCATGGAAACCGATGCTGCCTGAACCGCAGCGGTACTCCGTCTGGATGGAGGTGCCCGAGGAGCTGTTTCATGATGCTGGCGTGGACAAGAGCCAGATGGCCATCGAACAGTTCGACAGGTGCATAGCTTCCCAGGGCATACGGAAGCATTCTCCGTGGGAACTTACCTGGATGGAATCCATTCCCATGAGGATACCCATCGACTATCCGTGGCACAAAGAGGTGGCGTTCTTCCTTGCTCGCCTCTTCGGGTACCGACCAGAACGATTCATTATTGACCGCATGTGGGGATGTAGAGGAACTACCCTTGCTACAGAGATTGGGAAGGATTCTGATGGGGAGTAGGCACACCGGCGTACGGGTCAGGAAGATGCCGCCGGATCAGGGATCACCGCACGGAGAGGTGCAGCAGAACAAGGGTCCCAAGCTGGTCGTGTTCGACGACGCAGCTGAGGCGCTGTACCAGGTATGGTGCGCAGCCCTGGACTACAAGGGGCCACTGGGTCGGCCGCTGAAACTGTGGCACGAGCTAGCCAACAAGGAACGCCGTGCCTGGCGGTTCGTCCTGGAGCAGATCCGTCTGCAGCTGAAGGTCCGGGATCTCCTGCTGGTCAGGAAGCCCGGCCCGAACCAGTTCACTATCGTGACCTGCGGGCAGGACACCTGGGCGGCTCGGGTAGCTGACATCACCTCCATGAAGTCCATCAACGATCTGCGAAAGCTGCTGCACGAGATGGACCTACAGCTTGCTCTCCAGGACGAAGAGGTCCGGAACAAGGAAGTCCCCGAGGTGCGCAATGCTTGATGGCGAAGTCAAGGTCATAGCCAAGAATGACTTCTACTTCTCGTTCGATGGGCTGGGGATCGTCATCGGCAAGAAGATGAATGGCCGCATCCATATCCTGCGCATCGATGGCGAAGGCTACGCTCGCTGGGACAGGCAAGAGGACGACACGGCTACCGTACCCGGCCACACTTTCATCCTGCCAAGCGAAGTACTGCTACCGTTGCTGGACGCCCTGACCTCACACTACAAGGGGGCCAGCGATGTACGTGACCTACGGGAATTCCTGGCGCACGAGAGTAGGCGGCGTGATAGCGCCGAGGATGCTCTCCGGCAGATAGCCCTTGCCGGCGCGACGGGCAATCTCGCCAACCTGCTGGGATCCGTACGCCCCAGGACAACCCCTGTAAGTCAGGAGGATGCCAAAGCCCAGGACCACCTTTAGCTATGGAAGACTTCCTAATGCGTTTCTTCGGAGGCACCCTCGGGGGCGCTGACGTGATCGTGACGGAACAGCAGTTCCCGTGGCCGCTACCCGGTATAATTCCGGACATAGGCGGGCACTACTTCAAGAAGTCAGAAAGTGACCTGCCACCACAGAACCCGGGCAGTCACATAATGCGCAGCGCTGAATACCACTGGTGCGCTGCTACCTGAAGGGAAGGCAATGCCCAAGCTCAAAATCACCGATGACGACCTGGACGTCGAAGAGCTCGAGAACGCCGAAGTCAACGAACGCGACTATGAGCCCTACGAAGGCCCAGAGCCGCCGAAGGGGACCATTCTCGCCGGGTATGTCAAGCGCCTGTACTGGACGTACACCCAGAACGACGACCCCATGCTCAAGGTCCTGTTCATAGCATCCGACAACACCGGAACGAAGGCCAAGTTCAACGGATGGGCCAGCTGGGACAACATCGCCATCACCGCTCCGGCCAAGTTCCGCTGGAAGCCGTTCCTCGACGCCTACGGGCTGACCATCCGGGACGTCAAGACCAAGACGATGGTAGAGGCGGACGCTGAAGGCAACATGGGCGACCCCATCATCTCCATAGCCAAGTGGAAGCCGGGCGAGGAGCAGGACGGTGCCTGGGCCCGCATCGTGGTCAAGGTGGAACGCGGCGAGTATGCCGGTTCCAAGATCGACACATGGCTGGAGTACGCCGAGCCGGAGGATGCCGACGAGGAAGATCCAGAAGACGAGGAAGAGCCAGAAGACGAGGAAGAGCCAGAAGACGAGACCGAGGACGAGACCGAGGACGAGACCGAGGACGAGACCGAGGACGAAGAGCCAGAAGACGGCGAAGACGAGGAAGAAGAGGACGAGCCGGCAACCCCAAAGCGCGGCGCGGTCCGGCGTACTTCTACCCCGGCTCCGGCCCGTGGGGCGAAGGCGGGTTCCGCCAAGCCCGCTAGGGCTGCCGCTACGGCTCGGAGCAAGCCCGCCGCTACCGCTACCCGGCGCAGTACGGCTAAGCCCGCTGCGACAACCCGGGCCACAGCCCGTGCGACACGCGGCCGCAGCAAGGCCGGCAAGGACGACGACCCGCCGTTCTAGGCCCATCCCCTGAGCGGACCAGCCCGGACGCGGGAAATAGCGGCCAACACAAGCGCTTGCGGATCGGGCTGGTCCCCCGAGGGGATGGACCCCTCAACAAGAAGGAGGCATCTATGATGCGGATCCCCGGAGCAAGGCGTGGTTTCCTGCTCCTGATCAGCGCCGTGGCGGCGATCGGGCTGCCGCTCGGTGTCATGACAGCGCCGGCCAGTGCGGCTGCTACCCACCCGGTCGGCGTCGTCGCCAAGAACGCCCCGCGCGTGGTCACCAACCCGGCTGGGTTCAAGCCTGACCGATTCGCGGAGTCCGACGCGTCCTCGGACCTGATGTGCCTTACCGCCAACACCAATGAGTGCTGGACCACCCAGGGTGCTGGCAATCAGATCCAGGACACAATCGGAGGCACCGGGTTCAACCTGACCGCCGTCACCAGTACCAGCGGGTACTACAAGATCCACGTCAACAACTCGCAGAACTGCATCACATCCAGCGGTAACGAGGTCGTCTCGTCCGCGTGCGCGACGGGCGCGGAGAACCAGTGGTGGGGTGCCGGCACGGACGGCGGCCCTGGCTGCCTGTTCTCGACGTTCAACGACGGGACGGACCGGGCCACCGTGTTCAACACCGACAACAAGCCGGTATGGTACGAGAACAACGGTTCGGCCCTGTTCAACTGGAGCACCGGTCTCTGGTCCGGCTGCTAGCCCTTCCCTGAGCGGGCCAGCCAAGCCGTGGAGTAGCGCCGAAAGCGCAAGGATGATGGCCCGAGCCGTCGGCTTGGCTGGCCCCCTGAAGGTAGGAACCCGGGCGAAGGAGAGAACATGGACGTAGCGGTTATTGGCGCTGGCCCTGCCGGGCTAGCGGCCGCACACGCGGCTACCGGACAGGGTGCAAGCGTGGTGATATACGCGCCTAAGCGGAAGACGCCGCAGAATGGCCCATTGCTGATGCAGCGGCCCATACCCGGAGTCAACCAGGGTCACCCCGATGGGACGATTCAGCAGATCGTCATCAACGGCACGATCCTCGGGTACCGCTACAAGCTATACGGAGACATCAACATCGGCATCAACGGTGACCAGCTGAAGCCTAGCTATCACGCCTGGCGTCACAAGGAGACCTACGGGACACTGTGGAATATGTACCATGGGTTGATAGAGGACCGTATGGTGCTGCCACAAGAACTCATGCACATGGACAACGAGTTCGATCTGGTAGTTTGTACGGCCAACATCCAGAACCTATGCCTAAGCCGGAACTCCGGGCTCCAGGCTTACCAGCACCACTTCAACTTCAAAGCCGTGGCTGTCACAAACCGAGCAGAGTACCCGGATCAGCCGTACAACACGATCATATTCAATGCGGGCGAGAATGACCTCTGGGTGCGTAGCAGCAACGTGTTCGGGGTGACTTGTACCGAGTGGCCGCTGGAGCACGCTCCGGCCGGATCCCGGATTATTCAGAAGCCCATCAGCACGGACTGCAACTGTTTCTCGCGCGTGCTGCGTACCGGCCGGTTCGGAAGGTTCGAGAATGAGGTATGGGTAGACACCGCATACTACGATGTTTGGGGAGCCCTGGAGAGCATGAAGCGTCAGGGCGAACTAGACCACATCAAGTGAGATTACCGAGGAGAGTCATGGGTCAGGAATCTAGCAAAGAGGTGGCACGGTACGCCGACGTGGCCATGTACGACGCCGCGCCCGACACGCGTGCCAACGAAGGATTCACCCTCAAGCCCAAGGTCACGCTTATCAGTATGACCGAAAACCCGCTCCGGGTCATGGCGGCCGGAGCCCAGCTGTATGCTGGGGAGATCATTCACTACCCGACGCAGATCAGCAACGAGACAGCGCGACGCTGGTTCGCCGACATGACCAAGACCAAGCTGCAGGCTCCGCTGGAGTTCGTTCACCTGCACTTTCTGATCGAGGGTGTGACCCGAGCGTTCACGCACCAGATGGTCCGGCAGCGCACCGCCGTTTACGTCCAGGAGAGCCAGCGCTTCGCGGTGAAGCGCAACGCCAAGTTCGAGGTGGCAATGCCGCCCAGCATCGCTGCGCTCAAGGAAGACGATCCACAACGGGTGATATGGGACAAGGCCATCACGCAGATCAGCCGGGCCTATGTATCGCTGGTCGATTCGGGCATCCCGGCTGAGGACGCACGCGGGCTGCTTCCGACCAACATCACTACCCGCATCCACTACGCCACTAACCTGCGTAACCTAGCAGATCACGCGGGTATGCGGCTATGCTCCCAGGCCCAGTATGAATGGAAGCAGGTCTGGGCCGGCATGCTGGCCGCCATCCGGGACTACGGGCCGGAGGAAGAGGCCTGGCAGCAGTACCTCATCGCCTCGCTGTTCAAGCCGGTTTGCTACCAGACCGGCAAGTGCGAGTTCATGGCCGAGACTGACCGTGCCTGCGCTATCCGGGGACGAGTCATGGAGCACCACGCAGCCGGGGAAGGTCCTGACAAGTGGACCGACATCAACTCAATGGAGGCGCTGTTCGAGGGTGCCGCCCGCGTACGCCCAGGAGGCGAAGATGGCTGACAGCCGCATAATGCCCGGCGCACCAGAGCACGACTATAACATGGTGCACTTCATGAACAAGCAGCCCTACGAGAAGGGGCATTGCCCGCCGAACTGCCCGTACAACATCTGGCGGGAAAACCTGGAAAAACTTCAGATGCGGCAGCTGAATGATCCGCGCGTCAGCCGGCATACTGAGACGCCGGATGACTACAACACCCTGGCCGTGGTAGCGGCCCGAAACTTCCTCGAGGCCTGCTGCCTGACACCTACCCCGGACGCCATCGAGCAGCTGGTGCAGGTCTTCCTGCCCTGCCTCGAGATCATGTGCGAGCGGCCCTGGGCTCCGGACGGAAGCACCTGGCGCCAGTCGGGTATCTACGGAGCCCTGACCGACGCCCGGAAGAAGTGGGACCGCTTCTGGGAGCGCACCTGGAAGCATGGCAAGCGCCATGACGACTCTGTGTTCGATCTCATCAACTATGCCGGGTTCGTCCTGCGGTCCGACCCGGACTCCGGATGGGGTAACTGGGGTCCTCCGTCCATACCCGAAGCCGAGCGCATCGAGCTGGAGACTGACGTGGCTTGGGAGGAGGCGGTAGCGTCGCTACCTCCGGTGCCATTCCCTGATGGCGGGGTGTATCCGTCAGTATGGCCGCTCGGCAGTATCGGCAAGCCCATAGTGACAGGGTCACACGCACGCGCGCTATGGCCCGACGGCCCGCCGGACCCCATGACCAAGGAGAACTGGCGCCAGCTGCATGTCGCCATCTTTGGGGAGCGCGAGCCTACGGGTGAGTACCCGCCTCCTCCGCCACGCGGGGAGTGGCCCAATGCCGACCCGGTACGTCCGCATCACCGTCTGCCCTTCCCCATGCCGGACATCGAAGAAGGGCCGCCTGCCCCACCGCGCTGGGGCGAGCCCGGCAGCATAGCTCCAGGTTCGGAGGACCCTGATGCTTGATCGTGAGATAGACATAGCCATCAAGCTGGCGCAGGCTATCAACATGCTTAACAGCCAGCCCAAGGCTAGCCCGGACCTCAAGATCTTCCTGATCATCCATGAGGTCTCGCCGTACGAGCTCAGCGTGGACGACATCGAGCGGATTACCGGGCTGAACCGCAAGCAGGTCGGAGATGCCCTGAACATCTTGCGCGGCTGGGGATGGGTCACTGAAAAGGGCGGCCAGCTTAGCGCCTCCAAGTAGGTTGTCCTGGCCGAGTTGCCGGCAAGGGGAAGGGTACAGCCCAATGGGCCACGGTACGAACTGGGTTTCAAAGCAGAAGATCCAGGCAGCTGGTCCCGCTTCCCGCCAGGGCCTCAGGTGAAATTCGTCAATCTGCATCACCACACGACCTTCTCGTTCGGTGATGGATTCGGTACCCCGGGGCAGCACGTCAAAAGGGCAGCTGCGCTGGGGTACTCAGCTATAGCGTTCACGGAACATGGCAATGTGTCCTCCCACTTCCAGGCAGAGAAGGCCGCGCTGAAGGCCGGCATCAAGCCCATCTTCGGCCTTGAGGCGTACTGCGGCCCTACTGATCCGGAGACCCGTACTCAGTATAAGCACCACCTGACCATAGTGGCGGAGAATGTCGAAGGTTACCGTAGCCTCAATAGAATCGTATCCCAGTCTTACCGCGATTTCTATTACCACCCTACTGTTGCAGGATCCAGCCTTGCGGAAAACGCAAGTGGCCTGGTTGTTCTATCCGGTTGCTCGGGTTCCCACCTGGCTTGCGCGCTCCTGGGCGGCAAAGGTACACCGGAGCATATTGACCAGCCAGACATGGGGTACGCCCAGGAGATCATAGAGCGGTACAAGGTGCTATTCGGAGACCGCTACTTCCTAGAGGTGCAGCCGTTCCATGAACTACCGCGTACCCACGCCATGAACACCTCGTATGAGAAGCTATCCAAGATGACCGGCGTGCCGCTGGTAGTGACCCATGACGTTCATTACCCAGAGATGGCCGACGCCGAGATGCAAGCCGTACTGCACGCAGTACATCGAGGCAAGGCTAGCGTTGATGACGTCATGCGGGAATGGAATTATAGCGTTCCCCTCACCCTCCCTAGTACGGACGAAGAGCTAGCCGGTAGGCTTAGGCGTACCGGGCTGTCCCGGAGTCAGGCGGCCGAGGCGATAGACAACTCAGCCACCATCGGAGATATGTGTAACGTGACACTCCCGAAGGCAGAGCGCCTGATATACCCCGTACAGGACGGAGACCTTGAGCCGTGGGTCTGACTAGCTCAGAGCTACTGGTTCAGTGGTGCAGGTTCGGGTGGGACTACCGGGGTGTCCGGCAGCGGCCGAAGGAGGAGCGTGACTGGTATGGCGAACGGGTCAAGTACGAACTCGGTCTCATGCTGGATAAAGGACTCGCTGATTTTTTCCTGGCCACCTCCGATATGGTACGATGGGCAAAAGATCAGGGAATCCCGGTCGGACCTGGGCGCGGTTCCGTGGCGGCCAGTGTTGTCGCCTGGCTACTGCGCATCACTGAGGTTGATCCCATCCGTTACCCCAACCTGCTTTTTGAGAGATTCCTAGATGTCACGCGCACTGACCCTCCTGATATTGATCTGGATTTCGCTGACGAACGCCGCCATGAAGTCTTCGAATATATGGCTCGTCGCTATGGCGCTGACTGCGTTGGAACTGTCGGTAACTTCATCAGATACCGAGGCAAGAACAGCCTGGTTGATGTGGCGCGCGTCTATGGCATCCCGCACGGGGCGAAGCAGACTGTTTCCGATCTACTGGTTGAGCGATCCGGTGGCGATTCCCGCTTCGACGCTAGCCTCGCTGACACTGCGGCAATGTTCCCCGCCGCTGCCCGGGTCTTCGAGCAGTTCCCAGACCTATGGCAAGCCACAAGACTCGAAGGAAACGTCAGGGGCCTTTCGATTCATGCGGCGGGGATGATCGTAGCCAACAGCCCGCTCACGGATATCTGCGCAGTTTACGAGAAGGACGGTAGGCGCGTACTATCAATAGACAAGTACGACTGTGAGTATGCTGGCGCTTTGAAAATGGATTGCCTGGGTCTGTCCACGATGGGGATGATTCAGAACTGCCTTGATGCGGCGGGTCTGAGTCTGGAGGATCTCTATGCCATTCCGGATGACGACCCGGAAGCTCTGGCCATCTTTCGAACGGGTGACGTCACCGGGATCTTTCAGTTTGAAGGCCGAGCTACCCGGCTTGTCAATCGTGATGTCGTTCCGGATGACTTCAAGGAGGTCTGTGACGTCAACGCACTCGCTCGGCCAGGTCCGCTGTTCAGCGGCACTACGGCTGAGTACGTTGACGTCAAGTGGGGTAAGCGGAAAGCCGAGCGGTACCACCCCCTCATCACCGAGATCACCGCGCACACCAAAGGCCAGATAGTATACCAGGAACAAATACTCAGGATCGTACGTGAGATCGGGGGATTCTCATGGACGAACGCAAACGAGATCAGGCGCATCATCGCCAAGAAGATCGGCGAGGCCGCATTCAACGTCAGCATGGGCAACTTCATCGAGGGAGCGGCCCGGCTACACGGCATGGACGAGAAGACAGCGAGCAAGGTTTGGAAGAAGCTGGTAACGAGCGGGACCTACGCATTTGTATATGCCCACTCGGTAAGCTACTCTATCCTTGGATTGTGGTGTGCATGGCTGAAGGCACACCATCCTGTGGAATTCTACGCCTCCTCCCTGGCCAAAGCCGGAGACGAGGAGGCCGCGTTCAAGCTGATGAAAGACGCGCGAGCGCATGGTATAGAGATCCGCCCTCCGCATCGCAACCATTCGCGGGCTAGCTGGAGCGTAGGACCTGACCGTTCCCTAGTGGCAGGCTGGACGCAGATACCCGGTATCGGTGACAAGACCGCTGCCGCCATCATGCTCAACAAAGAGCAGTACGGAGAATTCCCGGACTGGTATGCCCTGGACGACATCCGAGGGATAGGTCCGAAGACCATCGAGAAGATGATCGAGTTTGTAGTCAAGCCTGACCCATTCGGGCTAGACAAGACCGAACAGACGCTAGCCCGGGTACGCGCGTGGCTACGCGAGCAGCAGAGCAGCATACCAGTCCCGACGCACACTGGCACCGATGTAGCCGCCATCCAGGTAGAACAGAACTATGGTGCCAACGCCAAGAGCAATTACGGTAAGGGTCCTCGGGTAACTTATGCGGGGATCATCAAGGATCGTAACATGCAGGATGCTGTAGAGAACCGGCGCTCCCGGACCGGCGAGGAGGCCGATGACATCCTGGCTAGCTTGAAGCGGCCTGACCTACTGGCCTACTGTAGCCTGCGGTGCTTCGACGACACCGATGAGGAAGTGTATCTCAGGGTCAATCGTTTCGTCTTTCCTCGATTCAAGCGGGTCATTGAGGGCATCAACGTGGGTCACGATTTGGTAGTGGCAGTGGGCAACCGCATTGCCGGATTTGGAACCCCTGTGATGGTAGAGAGGCTATACATTGTCGACCCAGACTGAGGACGAAGAACAGACGGGGAAAGAAGTGAGTGACGACCGCCAGGTTGTGGTCCATCCGGACAGCATGGATCTGGACGCCTTCAACAAGCATATGACATACCGGCACGGGGATAGCCTGGGCGGCATGCCCGAGCTCAAGATCAGGCAAGAAGGTCAGGTCAGCCAGGCCTACCGTACATTCCATCGCACGCTACACCGGCTACGTGACGAAGACCTGAACCATGTGCACGATGACTACCATGCCGAAAGCCGTAAGACGGCCTAGTTGGGTGTGGCTCAGCTGTCCCCTAAGCGTTTACAGTGCCATTCCAGCCGGTAGGTACCGGGGCGACCCTACCGCCCAGGGAGCTGCCAGATGCGGTGGCAAATCGTGGCAATCCCTGCCCCGCCCTACCCTGCCCCTCCGTGTAGGGTTACGGTTCGGTAACGACGCGGACTCCTAACGGTTACCGTGGCGTAGCGTCACGGGTTAAGGCACGCCGAATGTAGGAAATCCCCAGAAGTAGGCGTGTAAGGAAACTCGGTCTGGAGGACCATGCGCTCGCGTGTACGCAGCTATCTCGCACTGGCGTCCCTCGCCGCCGCAGCCCTGCTGGGCGTCGTCACCTCAGTCCCCGGCAGTGCGCAGCCTGGCTCAGATGCTATGGCTGCCTCCGTCAAGCAGGAAGCCACCAACTTCATCCAGCAAAGCGCTAGCTACTCAAAGCAGCGCCCCACCCGCGTCGTCTCCGTGTACGTCCCGGCGCAATACCGGGTCAAGGCCGGAGACACCCTCAGCAGCATCGCCAAGGTGTCGTGCGGACATGCAGGCCGCTGGCCCGACGTCTGGTGGGCGAACCGCAAGACAGTCAAGAACCCCAACAACATCGCCATCGGCTGGAATCTGAACATCCCAGTTTGTGGCCACGTCAGTCCAAAGGTCCTGGGCCGCGCTCTGGCGGCCATCCCGGCTCCACCCGCTCCGCCCAAAGCGTCGAGCGTCCAGCTGGACCAGAGCAGCACTACCCCCGCAGCAGCGCCCCAGACCCCGGCCGCTGCCCCCTCTACTCCCCTCAGCACCGCTGGGATGGGAAGCTTTGAAGCCTGCGTTATCCATGCCGAGTCGGGCGGCAACGACCAGATCTGGAACGCTTCCGGACACTGGGGTGCCTTCCAGTTCAGCGCATCAACCTGGGCTGCGCACGGCGGCAACCCGGCGGACTTCGGGTCTGCCGGCTTTGCCGAGCAACAGCAGGTGTTCTTCAACACGGTCGCTGCAGACGGTACCAGCGACTGGGCCCCCTACGACGGCTGCTGAGGCAACAACATGTTCCCTGACGAAATGCCACGCCAACATTCCAACACGGAACCGCTCACGGCCGGGATAGACATCCGGCTGCTCCCGCTCCCGGCTACGCACCGTACTACGCGGCGCATCCCCCGGCCTCGCCTATGGCTCATCGCGTGGCTAGTAGGGCTAGCCCTAGCGTTCGGAGCGGGACACGCGGCCGGAGCCGCTACGGCTGCCTCAGCCTCGACCAACCCGAAGCGGCTCGTCGCGTTCTACGACGCACGCACCAGGGCCGGCGATCCCTATGTGTACGGGGATGCCGGCCCTAACGCCTTCGACTGTTCAGGACTCGTTCAGTGGGCCTACGCCCGTGCCGGTATCAGCCTCCCCCGGACTACCTACGGCATGCTGGCCGCCGTCGCCAACGGGCTTCTCCAGCCCACTACCCGGCCCGTAAAAGGGGACCTTGCTTTCTACGGTAGCGGTCATGTAGAGCTGTTCGTCCGTAATGGGCACACCTTCGGAGCGCACCAGACCGGGCAGCCCGTCGGCTGGATCGCTTACGGGTGGGGCTGGGTCCCGACGATGTTCTTCCACGTCCGAGGCAGCGGGTAGCGTATACATCGGAGCGATCTCAGGCTGCCCCCAGCCGATGGACGTCTTGAGCTCTTCCTTGGCTCGGTCAACGTCCCATCCTGGGGGCAGCTGCAGCACCACCAGGAACGCTGCCACCTCGCTCACCGAGTGACGACCGTCCGCCAGGTCGGCGTAGCGCCCGTCGCACCCGGCTTGGCCCAGATTCCCACGGTGTAGGTGTGGTGGAACTTGAGGTGCCCGAAGCGGTAGCCGGTAGCCGTAGGCGGCAGGAGCACCTTGTCCATGGCCGGCGCGTTGGGCGAGTCGCCGTCCGTCAGGTACACCTCGTACCCCTCGGGAGCATGGCCGCCCGTCCAGTTGAGCTGGATGCTGGTCCAGCGCGGCGTAGCTTTGACAGTGGTGGGCTGTACGGCTGTCTTCGGGTCCTGATACCCCAGAGCGGCCAGTTCGTCGATGTTGCCATGGAACAGGGAGCAGTCAGCCGTCCCGACGCCTGGCACGGTGAAGCTGTCCGTGAACTGCCAGAGCCGGTGCGACACACCCGGCTCATTGACCGTGTAGTCGGCGACCCAGTCGACCGGGGAGATGCCATGCTCGGCCGCGAAGTTCAGGCCAGAGTAGTTCCACGGGTCCTGCCCCAGCAGCTTGGAGATCTCGGAAGCCCAAGAAAGCCAGCGGCCCTTCTGGTCACCGGAACCTTCCTCCAGGTCGCCGATGATCCGCTCACCGGGCCGGAGATCGCCGATGATCGAGGCCATGACGTCAGCCTGCTGCCCCACGTCCTGGCTTGCCACGATGTACTGATAGATCCCCAGGAACTTGACGCCGCCCTTGTGGAGATCCTCGCGACGTGCCCCGCCGTACCAGGCTTTGTCGTCATGCGCATCGCCGTACGCGGCCCGGATCACGATGGCTTTGGACCAGTTCAGGTAGACCGCGTCCGCGATGTCCGGCTGGAATTCGGACACGTCCGCCAACAGCACCACCTCGGGGGTTGTGATGTGCGGGGTGACGATCTGACCCGGCTGATACCCCGGGTTGGCAGTGCCAGCCCGCCAGGGCTTCCGGGTTTCTACTGGTGTTGACATAACGCTCCTTCCCAGCGTTTGTTGTGTATCGGTATCTTACCCGGTTCCGGGGAACCGAGGGCGACGTTCATAGAGGACGTCTAGGATGCGATCGTGGTCCTCTAGTTCACGCTGGTGTGCGGCAAGCTGATCGTCATGGTTGCGGAGCTTGTCTTCGACCAAGCGTAGAGAAGCGGTGAACTCTCTTATGGCTTCCGTGTTCCTATTGGTGGCGTTAGTATTCTCTGTACGCTCCTTGATCTCATCATCGCGCGCCTGCCGCACGCGGATCCACAAAGTGAATGCCCCGAAGATGACAGCGGCGGCGCTACCGAGCGCTCCGAGCACCAGCACAAGTACTGGTGTGCCGCCACTGACGTCTGCTGCCTCGATTAGCAATGGAGTTTCCTGTGGATAGTGAGGAACGTCTGGTAGTACTGGTAGTCACGTACCCGGCTAGGGTTGGCAGACGGATCGCTCGGCTTAGGCACTGGCTCCGCTGTAAGTAGGTCCATAGCCTGGCACCAAGTGAAATGCTCGTAAGCTATGATTTCCTGTCTGGTCTGGTTGATCTGCGTAGTGCTAGCATTGTGCCCGGCTACGGCGGTGATGACCGGGTATGCCAGCAGCCCTATGACGCCTATGGCAAGGGGTAGCCAGGTCCGCCAGTTAGTTGCTGGTCTGCGTATCACTGTCCCACGACCACCTGACTGAGCTCCTGGTCGAAGTTGAACTGCGAGGCCTGATCAGCCGTTCCGAAGTAGACCCCCGCCACGGTGTTGAGGTACGCCAGCATGTTCAGGTAGTACTGAGCGTCACTCACCCCGCCCGGGTTGGCCGGGTTAGCCGTACCGCTAAACCCTAGCGCCTCAAGGGTAGCGAGGCCGGCAGCCTGCCCGTTGATCTGGGTGTTGAGGTTGGCGATATCCCGGCAAGCCTCACGTAGCTGTACCACGAGGGAAGAAAGTTGTGAGTTGAGGTTGCCCGAGTTGGTCTGCTGCCCTACCGACATCATCTCTCCCTAGAATATCTTTCTGTACGACGCCCAGCGACTCGTGATCGAGGGCGCTCCCGTTGTCCCGCCCCAGGCTGCTAGCAGACCGAACTGGTTGTTCTGTAGCGTGCTTAGGCTGATAGTCCCGGTAGACTCGCTGGCGGTTAGCGCACCATCGTTCTGGCTACCGCTGCCGCCGATAACATTAGAAGTGGTAGTGATCGCCCCGAACAGCATCGAGTTCCAGACGCCGCTGGCGCCGGTAACGCTGACCATGACCCGGCACTTGACATAGAACCGCCAAGCCTGCGAGGCAACGACTCCCCAGAATGAGGTGCCCAGGGTCACATTGCTAGCAGCCGAGCCGCCCAGGTTGACCGCTAGCTCGAGGGTCTCGGCCGTAGTGCCCGTGGTGATGTTGCCCCAAACATCAAGCTCATACATTGAGTTGACACAGGGGTCGCCGTTTAGTATCGTCTGGCTAGCCAGGTTGGAAAGGGACGTACCCGTGACCTGGTTGCCGGGCTGCCACACAGTGTTGGTAGCCGGTATCACCCCGTTGTAGCCGGTCGGGTTCATGTACGCCGGAAGCTGCTGCGCCGCATTGGCGTAGTGCTGGACGCGGTCGGTCAAGGCATTGGGAGGCTGCGGACTAGTCAGAAGGAGGTACATGACCTCCTCAAGATTGCTGATAGCTCCCTGCACGCCCGCCATATCCTCTTCGGCCTGCGAGAGATCATATGGTGCGGTAGCGGTACTGTCCTGAGTGGCCATCACCACCTCCTGATGGTTGAGGTGATCTCAAAGGGAGACTCCGGCGTACAATTCCAGGTAATGGTCCACTTGTACGTGTTCAGCAACTCTGAGTACCCGGTAATCAGTTGCTTGGCAGTGCTGCTCGGATACCAGAATGGAAGGTTGGTAAGCTGAATGTAGTCCCCTGGCCCAGCGCTCGGCACCGCGTTGAACAGAGACGCCACTTCAGTCCGCGTCATATCCACCACTACCGTCGGGTACCGCTCATTGCCGGCCGTACCGATCGTCAGGATGTGGTTGGCTAGCGCTAGCAGCTGCGCATCAATCTCGGCTACCGTCTTGAGCGTCCGCTTGAACTTTCCGATACCATTGGGAGGCTGCGAAACCGAGTTGGTACCAGAGTTCAGGGATACCGTGACCTTGCTGCCCTTGTGCTTCTTGACCGTGATCTCGTTGGTGGTCTGCAGATTGTCGATAACCGGCTGTGGCGTATCCCCCAGCTGTGCTGCGGTGTAGCTGAGCGTGACGGCTACCGCCTGGCTGAGCATACTGATGCGAGTCCGGAAGCCTAGGCCCCAAAGCTTCTTGGACTCCTTGCGCATGCCCTGTTCTAGATCGTGGAGCTCTTCTGTTAGGTCGTGCAGGCGCTTCCGGGTCTGGCTAGTCATACGCGGCCCGATACGCACGTTGTCAACATAGAATGTGGTACCGTTGGTCAGCGTTCCAGAGCTAGTGATGCTCACAGAAAGGAAAGCCGCGTTGGTAGGTGCTCCACCGCTGCCCGTAGTCACCTTGACCGTCTGGATCTCGCCAGCCGTTGTCGGGGTATCGAGCGCAGTACTGACCGAACTCAGGAAAGTACCGCTGCTATTGTAGAAGTTTATGTTGCAGCTAAGGCCGGACACGGCCGTCGGTGTGTATACATCAAAGGCTACCGAGCAGACATCACCCGCGTTAACCGGCTGACCACTGGTACCCGTAGGACTACTAGCCGTTACAGCGCCCGCCCCGTTGGCGACGATGGATAGCGAGTGTGTCCCATCGGCCGGCCAGTTCCACCAGTTCGTCTGCCCCGAGCCTAGGTCTCCCGTGTTGTTGTTGGTCGGAGCCATACCGACGATGAATCCGGGGAACAGGGTCGGACTGGTCACCGAGGATAGCGCAGCATTGGTTCCCACCCAGCTTTGCGTCCCCGCCTCGAAGCCCCAATGATCCGCACCCTCGTTCTGGATAACCTCAACGCCGCTGTAGCCTTCCTCAGACATCAGGCGTATGAAGCGATCAACCGTCATCTCACTGGTATGTCCGTCGAGCGCGGCCGCAACGTGCGTCAGATCGATGAAGGCATACTGGACGCTGAAGTGTCCCATAGCCGTCTTGGTTATGTCGCCATTAGGCGCCACGATCAATTCGGAACAGTTACCCACGGATGCGGTAGTCTGGGTTCCGGTAACTGTGCCGATCTTCTTCTGGCCTATGCCCGGCTTGACGGCGGTCAGGGTGTAGTTGACGCTTGTGCCCGAGTTGGTAGCCTCGACGCTCACCATGGCCGTCTGGTTGTCGCCGATGGTAAGCTGCCCGCTAGTGAACAGAAGCGTGTTGCCGCTGTTGTACCCAAGGACCTGTATCTTGCCGCCAGTCACGTACTGCACGTCCCAGCGAGCTATCGTGCCGCCAGTCAGCCAGCGGGTCAGGACCTTGCCGTTGTTCCCGCCATGCTTCGGTACGTACAGGATAAACCGGAACACATTCCAGGGTGGCGATGATGACGGAGTATAGGTCAGCTGAACAGTACCGGAACCGCCCGGTGCGCCAGCACGCAGATATCCGGTGTTCGGGTTGGTGCAACCTCCTGCGCCGCCACCGCCCGGAACGCCACCTGCCGTGCCGTTGCCCTGTGGTCCGGCTGCACCATTCCCGCCAGCAGCCCCGCCAGTAGGAGCGCTGCCGCCAGATCCCGGGGAGTTGTGGGATGCAGTACCGCCAGCGTTACCATTAGCCGCTGTGCCAGCTGAGCTACCGCCCCCAGCGCCCGCCTCCGGAGTGCCAGAAAGAACCGCACCGCCAGAACCTCCGGTAAAGCTGCTTCCCACGCCACCCGTAGGGCCTGTGCCCGGTATCCCGCCCTGTCCACCGCCAGGAGCGGTACCTCCGGTATGCGTACTGGAGTTGTCGGTGAAGGATGATACGCCGCCTGCCTGCCCGTTGTTGAATGCACCAGATGATCCAAGGCCCCCATTGCCACCTTGGCCGACTACGACCGTATACTGCTGACCAATAGTAGTGGCGAACGTTCCGGTGGTATAGCCTGACCCTGCGCCACCGCATCCTGGACCGTTGCCGCCCCCGCCCCCGCCATTCCAGATCTTGTATGTGCCCGTGGTTGTGGATGCTATCCACTGGTAGGTCCCTGGCGTATTGAATACATCGTTCCCTGAACTCCCGAAGGAGCCGGTGACCCCGGTCCAGGTAGAACCGTTCAGCACGCCTATAGGAGCCGAGCCGTTAAAGCTGCTGACCGTCTTCCACTTAGGCGTACCGCTGACCGACATGGTCAGGCCGCCGCTGAGCCCGGTACCGATACTAGTCGAGAGGTTGTCCTCCTCGGCTGGCCAGTAGGCGATAGGTGCATAGGTTCCGGTTAGGGTCTGGTAGTACCGAGTCAGCGCTGAGCCCTCACCGCCACCTTGCCGGATATAGCGGAACGGACCAGTAGCCGTTATGGGGACGAATATGTCAGTGTTGCTGATGTCGGAGTTAGGCGGCCAGTCTGTTACTGAGCCCCAGAATCTGTAACCATTGTACGTTGTGTTATTGATGCTCTGGCTGTTAACGCTTACCCGTATCTGTGTGCTGCGCTGCAAGTACGGATAGTAGGCTCCCCCGGTGTAGTTGGGAGAGAACCGGCCATCTGAGTTGTTAAGCGTCAAGGTAAGCTGAGCCGAACTAGGCTTGGTCACCCCATCGGGAGCCCCGCCAGTAATGCTGATATCATCTCGGTTGTAAACAAAGTCGCTGATGTCATTCCAGGCGCCATTGACATATATCTCAACGATGATGCCCAGGGGTACCAGCGGGAATCCGGTCACCAGTTCCTCCCGAACGCCTGCTGAACGTCTCCGCCACCATCAGCTATCACGATGCGCTTGATCACGGCCTTGAACAAGGTCTCTAGTTCCTGCCCGTGACTGCTGCTAACCTCAAAGGCAGCGCTAGGGCCGCCCTGTCCGGCCGGGGTTACCGTAACGTGCTCTGCGCCGCGTTCCCCTACCCCGAGCAGCGCAGGCCCGTTCACGATGGCGTCAAGGCCGGAGCCGTACCATCCGTAAGCTAGCTCGTGCGCCCAGGCTCCGGCCGGGTCTCGGTAGGCCGGATTGCCGGCAATGTAGTCCTCGCCCCATTGAATCTGGGCTGCTGCATTTCCGTTGTTGGCAGCTACCGATGGGTACTGGTTTCCGTACCGGCCGCCCGTACCCGGCAGGCCGTGCCCCAGCGCCTGGGCGATACCGAAGGCACCCGAGCTAGCATTCATGGCCAGGGGGTTCCAGCCGGACTCTCGGTTCCAAAGCGCACCCAGCGGCAGGATCTGATTGCCGCCCCAGCCGTGCGATGGGAACAGACTGGCAGCGTACCGCTCATAGGCGTACTGGGAAGCTCCCCCAGTACTTCCGCCCGTGATTCCAAGCTGCTGGGCTGCATGCTTGGCTGCAGATATGTCAGCAGCGAACGCATTGACCACACCCGTGGCCCAGAGCCCGGATGTCTGGGTGCCCCATCTATTAGAGGCAGCGCCACCCCACGGCATAACATTTCCGATCTCGCCCACCAAACCGCCTGAGCCGAATCCTGGAATAGCTCCCTGTAGATGGTCTACCGCGCCCGCGTTCACCATGGAGGTAGGCACGACTACCTCGCCGGGCATAGCCATGATAGGAACGCTGTCCTGCCCAGGCACTCCGCCGGTGACCATCATGCCATTGGCAGCATGTGCACCCACCAGGTGGCTCACCCAAGTCTTGCCCTGCACCTCAGCCTTGACGGTAGCATCGCCAACAGCTATGAAGCTAGCCGTGATGGGTATGTTAGTTCCGTGCAGAGCATTGACTGCACCCTGCAGCTTGGGTAGCGTGGTGTTCCATAGTTCATCGGCCTGGCTTTGCGTAAGGTGCAGCGCATCCTCCGCGAACGAGACGAACTCGCTCTTGGCCTGGCTAGCGTTGCCGGTCAGATTGATCAGGGAGTTGGCAAGCTTGAGGGAAGCATCCTGCGTTGTCTGGCTGTTCAGCCCCGTGTTGAAGATAGCCGAAGCGAAGTTGTCGAAGATCTTCTGGCCACCCGAAGCGTCAAAGATAGCCGTAGCCATAGCGCTGTTCAGGGTGGAGCCAAGCGCTATGCTCAGGTTCTTGACGTCGGTAGTCAAGCCGGCACTAGCCTTGGTGAGTATCCCTGTGATCGTACTCAGGTTCTTCATCGGGTTCTCAGTGTTGCCCACCCAGGTGCTCAGAGCTTTGAAGCTGTCGGCACCCTGATATCCGCCGCGCTGCGCTAGCGCATAAAGGATAGCCGTGAACGTCTGGCTGTGGGCTGCGGCCGGCAGCATCGAGGCCACCATGTCCTTGGTAGCCTGCTGCAGAAGATCGGTCCCCTTGGCGCCTAGCCCGGCCGCATTAGCCAGGGTGGTCAGGGAGTCCATCTCTGTGTTGGCCTGCCCGGCCGCAACCGTGAAGTACTGGATCGACTGAGCCTGCTTGCTGCTGAGCGTCTGTACCGCGTCTGCGCTCTTCCCCAGGGTACCGTTCAGGTTGACTATGGTATTGTTGAACTTGAAGAATTCAGTCTCGCCGCCTTGCACCATATTCTCGAAGGCGTCCCAGCCCGCATTCAGCTGCTGAACCTTCTCGTTCTGCTGCAAGCTTGCGAAGGTGACTGCATTGACACTGTTGGCCAGGAGGCCGCCACGGATCGAAAGGTCCTGGTATCCGGTGATGAGATCCTTGACCTTCTGCTGCATAAGCTGGTAACTATCGCCAGCCTTAACTCCGGCCAGGTCCATCAGGGCCATGCTCTGCGCGTAACTATAGCCCTGCGTGATCAGGTTCCCAGTCATGTGGAACAGGTCTCCCTGCTGCCCGACCAGGTTCTGCAGCTCACCGTTCAAAGCTCTGATATTGTTCTGTACCGCTATCTCGGCACCCTGGCCCGGCTTGAAGATGCCCATGATAGCATCGCCAAGCTGTCCGATACCCTTGAGTACGCTACCACCCGGGGTGAAAATGTTGCTCAAGCCGTTCTTGATATCCTGGCCGACAGCCCGGGTGTCGTACGCCAATGCCATCCAGGACTTATCCCAGCCCTGCAACGTCTCTTGCACGTTGGTGTGGGCCATGGCATTGTCTAGGATACCAACGTCCACAGCTATCTGGCCGATAGCCTGACTAGCCGTATCAGCTTGTAGGCCAGTGTTCAAGCCATTGATCAAGTCCTTGGTGCTCTTGGTAGCCTGCCCGCTTTCGTATGCGAGGTAAGCTAGCCCGGCTGCGGCCGCTGCCACCCAGAACAACGGGTTGTACGCCATCTTGGAGAGGCTGACTATGAAGCCACCCATTCCCTTGGCCGCATTGACGAACATGCTAGCCAGAGGCTGTCCCCATACATACAGGCCGTGCAGCATCAGGGTAGCCGCGACGATCGGGGCAGGCAAGTCGGTGAACAGCTTCAGCAAGGTAGCAGCACCCTGGATGATGTCCAGCAGATAGTGCGCGATACCCGGGTCCTCGTGCAGCAAGTTGCCCAGCGCCGAGCCCAGCGTTCCGATGATGCTTCCGAACTGCTGTAGGTAGCCAATCCCCGAATGAAGGATTCCGCCTACCCCTCCCATGCTGTTCTCCCAGATAACCAGCTTGGCAGCCCAGTCATCAAACAGAGTAACTACCGGGCTGGCTACCTGGAACAAGTTCGCAACGCTATGGGAGACGATATTGAGGCCTGCGCCATAGAGCTCGATGCCCTGGCTCTTCATGGCTTCGGCCATCTGGTCAAGATGCCCGGTAAGCGGCGGGATATCCTGCCCCAATGCACCTGCTACCGTGTCGACTGCAGCCAAGTGCTGATACAGATCCTTGCCTGTCTCGGCAATGGTGGCTACGCCGGCAGTGGCTGCCAGGGCTGCTAGCCCCACCGATATCAGCGCCTCGATGGCGCCATCAAGAGCCAGGTGCCATGCCCCCACGCCGCCTATCAGCGTGCCCCATCCACCACCGGTCACCAGCTTGCCGGTAACGTTGCTCCAGATGTGACCGAAGTATCCGCCCGCTGCGGCCGCGCCGAGGATGCCTGAGCCACCCCCGCCACCGTTACCGGCACCCCCGGCTGCGCCCATGGCCGCCGTAGCGGCCGTACCTACGTTGTTAAGTGCACTAGAGGCATTCTGGGCTCCCTCAATGTTTACCAGAATGTTCTCGTTCAGGTTCTTCCCGATCAAGCTGGCTGGTAGTGGAGCCACGTCGAAGTTGACAGGTATGGTCTCAGCTAGGTTCTTCAGCTTAGATATCTGTGCCTGTAGCTTCTGGGGGTCAACGTTAACATCAAGCAGGTCAGAAATGCCTGCCTGATCAACGAACCGCTTGATAATGTTGATCTGAGTGATCAGCCGGCCATACGGAACGTTGACATCCGCTATGTCCGCGATGCCCAGCTGCTGTATCTTGTTCTTCAACGCTACCAGGCTTGCAGCCATAGCGCCGGTGTCTAGCCGAGCGGCACCGATCCTGCCGATGTCCGTCGCCAGCATCTTGGCTGCAGCCTGTAGCGTTGCGAGGTGTGCGAGAGCGCCGGCAAACGCTGGCCCAGAAAGGTCCTGAGCCGTGATAGTGATCTCTACCTCATTCGGCATCCGGCGCTCTGCTTTCTCTGCTGCCTATCTTGATGATCTTCAGCATCCTTACCAGGTTAACATCCTGGTCATAGATGCCACCGGCGTCAGGTAGAGTGTGGAAGCGATCGCAGAGCGATATTACCATCTCTGCTTGCGCTAGCTCTACAGGCTTTGTGACTGGTCTCCCAGCCCTAGTGATTCCTCCTGGTCCAATAGCCCTCCATCGCTCGAGCTCTGCGACAAAGGGGCGGGGATGTTGACCATCGCAATCTGCCAAGCGTTGATGATGCCGGTAACCACCGGCCGCTCCTGAGCTTGCAGCCCTTCGACGGTCTTGGGAGTAGGCGTCCCGTCCTGGTTCTCGAGGTTCCACTCGACAAGCCGGTCCAGGAACAGCTGAGCCACCCAGCGGTTGGCCGCCATGGCCTCATCCGCCGTGCCGCTCGATCCCTTGCTGAGCATCTCATTGTACTCAGCAACCGTCAGGCTACCTACCCGGATGAGCAAACCATCCAGGAAGGTACCTGAGAAGTTGAGCCTGTAAATCGTTCTCTCGGGCTTGAATCCCATTGTCCTGCTTCCTTCCCTGAAAGCGGCCGGTGGTCGGGTACTGCTAGGCCCAGGTGGGCACGTTGCCATCAGCCAGCTGGCCGGGCACCTGCCATGTGAGCTCGCCGGTGTTGGCGCGAGTGATCTGGTAGTCTGTCAGGACGCAGTTGACGGTCATGACCGGCGTGCTGCCCCCGATCGGGTAGATGCCGGTCGCCCGGACGACCGAGGTAGACGGGATGGTACTGAACACCGCATGGCTGTTGGCAGTGTCGGAACCGCCACCCGTGCCCGAGGAGTTGAACACGCCATTGAGCGTAAGCGTGTAGTCGGCCAGGAGGAGCAGCGTCT